TCCATCATTACTAACTATTTCGCCTGAACTATTTATATATGCCTTATTTACTATGTCATTTTTATTAAACAAGTTATTATTACATTTTGTTACTTTAACACAACCTTGACCGTATGAACTGTATTCTCCTACTTCTGTGCCTTCGACTAATTTATACTTATAATCATTTTTGGGGTCATCACTTAATGATGCATTATAATTTCTATAAGCAATAATAATTATTCCATCATCACCAGTTGTTACTATTCTGTCCGTTCCATCAACAACAAAATTAGAACCTGAAGAAGCTGCTTCTCCAGTCTTATAAGCAAATAAGTTGCATCCATCTTTGTCTCTAGTTATATTTGAACGCATTGTGTATTCTGTGTTTGGTTTCAATGTTAATTCTATATACTGTAAATTCTTTGTAAAATTATTAAACTTATTTTTATCAAACAAATTCACATTACTTCCAACAGACTCAATTTCACTTTGGTAATCTGGTGATGGACTTGCTCCGTATTGTTCGTATTCCGTTGCACTAGCACTAGCATTTTTTATAAGTTCTAGTTGCGGTTTAAATACAATATTATTTAGTGTTACTCCTTTTCTTACTACAATTCTTCCTTTTATTAGTTTTGACTCTGTATATGTTTTTACAGAACCATCTGATGTACTTATTAAATTTCCAGTTGCATATGCAGAACCATCTGTATTATAACAATCTACGTATGTAAAAAATGTATCTTTACTTTCATCATTTCTACCATCACTTAACTTATATGTGCCTGCTGCAATTGTTGTGAATTTACTACCTAAATAAACTACAATTGCATCTGTAGCAGTTCCATTTGCTTTTATTATACCTTTTGAGTCTTTTGTAAATGTGACTCCATTTACTGTTCCTTTATCTGTATCATTTAATAAGAGATTCTTTCCACTTCTCGTCTCTTGCTCACTGTTTCCACTTATTCCAATGATGCTTCTACAGTTGCTACTGTCTTCTACGTGTATGTATTCTCCGCTTGCTTGTCCTCGTATGCTTGCTTGATAAAAGTCTTCTTGTGATTCTTTTAACTCTTTTTCTAGTTCTGTTATTTTATTACTTGATGTTTCTGTGTTTTCTTGTAGTTGTCCTATATTTGTATCTTGTTCTTTATTCTTTGAGTTTATGTTTGATATGTCTGTATTGACTTTTTTTGCATTTTCATTTATTTTATCCCAGTTTCCATTTAAGTAATTTTCTATATCAAACTTTTCTGTATTTGTCTCTACATTATCGTGTTTTTTTAACTTTAAAAAATCAGTTTCACTCATTTATTTACCTCCTTTTCAAGAGTTTCTATTCTTTGTATTAAACTTTGTATTAATTCATCTTTTTGTTTGTCTTTTGCTTGTAATTTTTCAATTTGTTCTTGTTGTTCTTGTATTGCTTTATATGCAATAGAAATCATGTTATATGTATTTGCACCAATTTCTTTTCCATTTTCATCTACTGCTGTCAACTCTTTTGAATATTTATATTTATCACCAATTACAAAACCAATACTTTCTTTACTTGTACTATTATCTGTTTTATAATTAAATTTATAAATATCCGTATCTTTTATTATTTTTATTGCATTATCTGTATATCTTTTAATATTCTTTTTTGTTTCTTCTCTTGAATTATTTATAAAAGCCTTACCACTTACATATCCATCAGTACAATTAATTCCTTTATATGCTGTTAAATTTTCTGTACTTGTTATATCTCCTTCAATATAAACATGTTTTCCTGTTATATCTCCAATATCTGTAAACAAACATTCTCCTATTTTAAAACTATTACTTCCTGCTTGATTTGCATAAAAAGAAATATTCCCTAATATATCAATTGCGGGATAATCCACTACATTTTGTGGTCGTATATTCATCAATATTGTGCCTGTTCCTGTATCTTCAAATGTTACATTTCCCATTGCAACATCACCGCTTATGAAAATGTCTCCTGTTTTTATTCCCGTTCCAATTCCATCTAAAATCAGATTACAAGCACTTAAAACTAATTCTCCAGAAGAAGCATCACTATTTTTAGGTCCCATAGAAAAATTTTTTATATACAGGATTGGCCAAAACTTTCCATCACTTTTTGTTGTTATTCCCCAAGCCATACCATCAGATATTTCTTTATCATATTCTCCTGATACCCCAAAACTTATATAATTTTGATTATCAATTGCATTTACACCCATTTCTCCAAATTCAGTTCCATCTTCTTTGTAAAAATGTTGTCCCGTCTTATCCAATGCCATCATTACCTTTTTGTCTTTGTCCAATATTGCCAAACTTGCATTATTGTTTATTATCATCATTTGAATAAAATCTGATATTTGATTCCAAGCAACTTTGACATGTTCATAGTTTTGCTCTATTGCTGTTCCCAATTTGCTCGTTTCTGTATAACCTTTTAACTTGTCATCTGTATTAGAATTTGCACTATTTATTGCTTCTTGTTTGGCATTTGATGTTTCTGTTTTTGTTGAATATGTTTTACTTACTTCGCTTATTGTACTTTCTGCTGTTTGAGTTATTTTATTTTCTGTTTGTGTTTTTGTATAATAATTATTACTTAAATTTTTATTCGTACTATCTGCTGTGCTTTTTGCAGTTTCCGCCGTGTTCTTCGCAGTATCTGCTGTGGTTTGTGCTTTATCAGCCTTACCATCTACTGTCTTTATTTCTGTTTTTACTTCACTTACACTTTGCGTTATTCCATATATATCTTGTTCATGCTTTGTTATTTTTTTAGAATTTTCAGTTGTTTCTTCAACTAAGTCTTGTATTTTTCCTTCATTTTTCTTTGCCAGTCTTTCAACTTTTAAAGTTTTCTTTTCTTCTTTAGTAGTAACTTTATACTCTGTATTAGTTGCTTCTGGTAATTCTGCTTCTATGTCACTTGATATTCCAGTATTAATTGTTATATTTGCTTTCAAATAATAAGACTTATATAAACTATCTTCTTTATCTCCTAACTCTATACATGCACATGGTTTTAACCACATTACACCAACATCAGAAGCCTCAAAAGAATAATATTCAAGTCCCTTTATCTGTTCAAACATTCCTTTAATAACTTTTTCCCTTTGAAATTCAATAAATTCATTTTCATCAAATCTAATTTCACATCTTCCATTTTGTGCTATGCTCTTTTCGTCTGTTTCTTCAATATTGTCTTCTACATCTCCACGACCTAAAACTAGAACATTTGCAGGTCCAAATTTTTCTTTTATTGTTAAATCTGTCAAATAAGATTTATCTATTTTTTCTATAGAATCGTCACTTACTTTATATAAATTTAGTTTATTATCTTCTATAAATGCAGTTGTCAATGTTGCCTGTGCTATTTTTTCTAAAACATCTCTATATGTTAATTCCTGTGCTGTGAAAAAATCTTCTTCAACTTCTAAATCAGCATTATAAAAGTCTGTGGAATATAATTTTACTCCACAGACTTCACATATTTTTTGGACTAATTTTAACATTTTGCAAGGATATGTTAATTGTAATTCTGACTGTTTAAATGTTTTCATAAATCTAATCATTCTGTCATATCCTGTTACTGTTATTTCATCTTTTTTCTTGCTATCTTCGATATCTTTTATAAAATAATTTCCTAAATCTATATATTCAAATTTGTTATTAATAAATAGTCCATATTGGAAATTAATATCTTTGTCCTTTATTTCATTTGCATTTTTTACAGTAATTTCAACTTGTTTCATTATTGTTTTAAACAATTGACCATCAAAACTATATTTTAGTTCTTTTGCTATTATTTCTTTCTGTTTTCTTAATTTCCAAACTGGCAATGCATTAAAAATATGCACTGGCATCATATGTATTTCTTTAACTGTTAATTCCCCATCACATATACTTAATTTTATATTTTGTTGTTTTATCTTTTTCGTTATGTTCTTAAATTCATTACTTATACTCATGTTAATTGTGGCCTCCTATCTATCGCAGTCAACATTACTGAAAATTCATTCCAATAACCTCCACACGCAAGTGGACTACTTTTTATTGCTTGACCATTGTAGAAATCTTCTGAAAATAAATCACCTTGTTTATAATTGTTCATGTCCTTTTCTAATGAAAATTGAACATCACTTAGAAAAGGATGTTCAAGTAATTTTTTTATTAAATTATATTCTTCATCTGATACTATCCCAAACTTTATTTCTAAAGTTGTAAAATATCCAATAAAAGTACCACTATAATGTCCATCTAATGTATTTCTTCCAGTTCCATCACCCCATAGAGGCTCTGGTCCAGGAATCAATTCTATAATTCCTGGTACTCGAATATTATTTACTATTAATTTTGGTTCATACATATTTAGCCTCCATTCGTTGCAAATCTATTTTTATTTTTAATTTTTTCAAGCCTTTTATTTAATTCATATCCATCAATATATAAATTAAAATCAAGACTTAGATTAATTAGAATTTGTATTATTTTCTCAAGTAATTCTATAACTTTTTCGTTATTTCCTAATCCCATTTCTTGATTAGCTTTCTTATATAATGACATTAATTTGTCTTCTGGTGCAACTACCTCACCTTGATGTCTGTTATCACCTATCATAGCCAATTGAGGTGTGTTTGCTTTTACATAACCACCTTGCGCTAAATATGGAATTTGCGGAACAGATACTGAAGGTAACCAACTAAATGGTTGAAAACCTGCAATAGTAGCATTTCTTATCATTCTCAATGCTGTATTAATAGAATGGAATGGAATAGATACAACTCTATTAATTCCCCTTATTAATGAATTAACAATATTCCTAAAAGTATTCGCTATTCCTTGTTGTATTCCTTCAAATATTCTTCCTCCTGTGCTAAACACATTTTTTACAGCATTCCATGCATTACTAAATATATTTCCAAACCATGATGCGACATTTCCAAAAACATTTTTTATGCCTTGCCATGCTCCAGACGCTCCATTTTTAAGTCCGCTCCATAAACTTCCAAAAGTATTTCGTATTGGATTTACTATTGTATTATTAAACCATTGACCTGCATTATTCCAAGCATTTTTTATTCCTTCCCAACATTTACTTGCAGTTTCTTTTACTTTATCCCAATTTTTTATTAATAATGCTACAATCGCAATTAATGCTGCTATAGCCGCTACAACTAATGTTATTGGTGATGTTAATACTGCTAATGCTGCATTAAATAGCCATGTTGCTGCTGTTGCCGCTGTTGTTGCTACCGTACTAGCAATAGTTGCTGCAGTATTTGCAACTTTTGCTCCTGTATTAATAACCCATTGTGCTGCTTGTTTAACTAAAGCTGCCGTTCCTGAAGCAATGCTTACCACAAAATCTTTCGCATACATCAATGTTAATGCAATCGTTTCTGCTTTATCTGCAATTTTTGCAATTACATTCCCTAAAATAGCATTTTTTAGCAATCCCAATGCTGCAATTACTCCTCCTGCCTGTTGTATAAAAGACATTAATTCTACAACTTTCCATGCTCCGAAAAATCCTAATACCGCAATTTCCATTCCTGTAACAATTCCTTGATTATTGCTCATCCAGTCTCCTACTCTTGTTAATGCATCTGCCACTAAATTAAGTGTATCTACAATTACTCCACCTGTCCATTTTGCTATAGGTTCTAAGAAATTATTCCAAAACCATTGAAAAATTGGTTTAAATGCTGTTATTAATGGATTTAAAACAGTTAATGCTCCTGCAATTAAATTTAAAAATGCAGGAAGTAAATCTTGTATAGTCCATTTGGCTAATGGAACTAAAACATTGTCATACAACCATTTTAAACCATCTTTTATTGTGGTTATCAGTGGTTGTGCTGATTCTTTTACTTTGTTAAAAGAATTAATAAGCGGTTCAAAATTAATATCACCAAATATTTTTCCAATATCACTTGCTTGTTTTTTTAGATTATCTGTTAAATTTAGTACACTTGTATCTATTTTTCCTCCTGCACCACTTCCACTTGAAGAACTATCACTATCATCTTTTTTTAATATTTGTGCAGTATCAAATGAAGCCAAACTTTTTAGATCTTTAGCAGATTTTTTAGCACTATCTCCTATCCCACTTACCGCATCACTTGCTTTTGATGCATCTGACGCTAAGTCTGAAACAGTACTTGTGCTATCATATCCGCCAGCATTTCCAAATATCATTTCTGTAAATGATTTAAAAGCATTTGCTAACACTTGAAGTTTAGAAAGTACCATATTTATTCCTTTTACTATCGGTGTAAATATGTTAATAAATCCTTGTCCTAAAGTTGCCTTTAGTTCATTAAATCTTAAACCTAATACCCTTGTTTGGTTTGCCCAACTATCACTTGTCCTTGCAAAATCTCCATTTGCTATATTTAATTTATCTAATACAAATTTATATCTTAAAGCCACTTTTTCCTGTTCAGACATTTTAGACGTTGTTTTTCCATAACCATTCGCCAATGCGTATTGGTCAAGTGCATTCTGTGTCATTACAACACCTAAATCCTTTAAAGTCTCTGTTTCACCTGTAAATACTGACTTTAATTTTGTGTATGCTTCATCACTTGATAAATTGTAAAAAGAAGCAACATCACCTGTTAATCCTGTTAAAGTTTCTGACATTGCCAAGGCTTCCTTATTAGAAAAGTTAAATGCCTTCGCCATTGCTCCAAATGTACCAACATATTTTTTGGTTACTGTTTGTCCTAAGCCAAATTGAGTTATTGCATTTTCAGCAAATCTATTTACTTCTGTATTTAAACTTCCAAAAGTAACATCAACAACGTTTTGCACTTCTGTTAAATCAGAACCTAAATCAATACATTCTTTACCAAAATTTACTATTGCTTTAACAGAGAATGCTGCTACTGCTAATTTACCAATTTTCTTTAATGAGTTCTCTATTCCTGAACTTTTTATTGTATTTGTTGTATCTTTTAATCCTTTGTTAAATGGATTTGAATTTAATAATAATTCAAAATCGACAGCACCTACATTCGTACTCATACCTACTCCTCCCCTCTTTTTTAGGATAAAAGCAGGTATTGGCTAACTACTCACCACTAATGGTCGTGTTGCTCACTCTGTCTTTTTCATCTATATTAATTTTAATTGTTTTCTTACATCGTATACATTTTATTTCGCCCTTACATTGTTCAACTTTTAATAAAAGCTGATTGCAATTAGGGCATCTTACTTCTATCATTTGTTATCACCAGCCATTTCTTTAAATGCTTTTTGAAATTCTGTAATAACTTTTTCATAATCTTCTTTTTTCATTTTCTTTGCTAATTTATTTCTATATTTCCATCTTATATTTTTTTGTTCTTGCGTAAAATTCTTCAATATCTCTTCATCATCTTCACTACGGATTTGAACAATATTTCCGAAGTGGTGTATCTGGCATAAAACCTGATATAAGATTACACAATTCTGCATAACTCATTGTGTCTATTTCTTTTCTTATTCTTATTCCATATTGTTTTGCTAGACTTGACTCAATTAAAGACCAGTCTTCTTCCATGTCGTACCATAATTCTGTTTCATTATTTGTTTTGAAATCGTTTTTCCATTTCCTCGTAAGAAATTTCATTTACTTGTGCCATTATTGCTATAATAATAACTTTCAAATCTGCTACTTTTACTTTCATTTCTTTTATTTCTTCTAATGCTTCTTTTCCTAGTAATAATTTTATTGCATTAAATAACCCATCTAAACTATCATCTTCTTTAAATGAATCTTGTACTTTCAACATTGTTTCTGCTCCGCAGTCTACTTCATATGTTTTACCTTCTGCTATTGTTATTGTTTGTGGTTCATGACTTAATTTTGAACTAATATCTATATTTGCCATTTTAAATTTCCTCCTAAATATATTTATAAGAGGCCCTTAAAGGTCTCTTACTTTTTTAATATCTTATTTTTTTACCGCTTGTGTAGTTTCAACACTTTGTGGTGATGCTTCTGTGTATGTTGGTTTTCCGTTTGACATTACATCAAATTCTAGTGGAATAACTTCTGTTGACTTTCCTGCTCCCCAGTTTGTTATGTTAAATATTGCATTTTCAAATACTAATTTTGCACCATCTGGGAATGTCCATTGTAAACATCCTTCAACATCTCTACCATTTTTTAATGCTAATCCTGCTACATAATCATTTCCAGTATCTCCAAAATTTCTTTTCCCAGAAATTGAAATAGTAACTGATTTAGAAGTCATTAATCTTCTAGTCCATCCTTTCTGGTCTAGTGGATTCCATTCTTCTACTCCATTATCTAATTTAACTGAGAAACTTTCCATGTCTGCTATATCTGTTAATGAATCTTTACTAGCACCAACTTGAAATTGGTTCTCATATACTGGATATACTCCTGATTTTGTTCCCATTATTTTTCACCCTTTCTATATAATAAATTTAATTCTATTGAAAACTTGTAAATATTGTTTTCATCTGCACCTAAATCAATAGGTCCATTATATAAACACTCAATTGAGCAATTATAATCATCAATAAAAAAAGAACTACAGTCTAATAGTTCATAAATCTTATTGGCCATTGTTTCAGCCGTATTATAATTTTTAGTCCATCTTAACAGTAATGTGACTGGTAATATTCCATAACTTTTTAACTTTTTATATTTAGAATTATCTTCTAATTGTCTACGATTAGCATACAAAGCAATTGCTTTATCTTGATTTTCATCCATTTGTCCTATTGACCATTTATTACATTCTGGTATTATATTTTTAAAATAATCTCTTATTTCAGATATACTAATTCTTTCTATCATTATCCATTTCTCCTTTTTAACATTTGTTTAAAATATTTTATTGGTAAATCTTTCTTGCTTCCACTAATATAATCATCAAAATAATACTGTTTTGCATTAGGATTTTTACCTTGTTTTATATGTATTTCTGGGTCGAAATATACCTTTCTTGCATATACTGTATCTACAACTATTCTAGCAACACCTTTTATAACTTTTTTATCATCTACAAAAGTGCTATCATTTTGCATTGTACCAGTATCAAATGGCATTGTTTGACTTTGGATTAAATCTGTTTTTACCGCTTCTGCAGTATCTATTAATGCTAATCTTGCATTTTCTAATAATTCATTTATATTTTTAGTATTATATGTTATTTTCATATTAAACCAACTCCAATGTTGTATGATGAACAGTTCCATCTGGATTTCTAGGTCTACTTGCTTGATAAATTTCATATTCTATATCATTTATTATTATTTGTCCACCACTTATTTTCTTTATAGTTGGTGCTATATCTCCAAGTAATATGACTTTTCCCACAAGTTGAATCTTTCTTCCATCTGGACTAATTATAATTTTAGTTGTTTCAACAAATCTACATTTTTGATTTTCTAAATTTAAAGAAGTTAAAGGCTCACCATCTTCTGATAAGCCTTCTTGATATATAACTACATCACATTTGTTATTTAATAATCTTTCCAAGTGTTTTGGATTTAACCTTTTTATCATATAATCCTATTTGTTAATCCTGTTCTTTTTAAATAGAAAAAGGCTAATTTTGATATATTTAGTTTATCCGCCATTTCTTGTGATTCCTTTTCATTTACTGTTAAGTCCCCACCTATAGAATAACTAGATATACTATTATCATCATATATGCCTTCTTCTTTTATATATTCAGCTTGTAAGCAAGTTGCTTTGATTATTAAATCTTTTTGTTGTGTTGTTAAATTATTAAATCCTCTTCTTTCAATTCTTGTCAATGTCGCTCTGTTGACATCTATTGAGGCAAACTCCAAATATTTTTCTATTTCTTCATTCTCTAATACTTTAGAACCATATTTCGAATAGTCCCCTTTTGTTGCATAAACATTTATCATTTGCAACACCTCTTATTTTACTTTCTTTTCTAATTCTGCAATTTTTGCTGTTAATTCTTCATTAACTTTTGCTAACTCTGTCTTTTCTTCTTCAACTTTTGTTATTTTTGCTGTTAATTCTTCATTAACTTTTGCAATTTTCTTTAATTCTTTTTCTAAATCTTTAGAAGCTACTTTTTTAGTAGCTCCTAATTTAGAATATCCTCTTGCCTCATATTGTGCTAATTCTTCCTCTTCGATAGACAATAATACATTATCTTTTACTATTTTTATTTTAGACATAGTAACCTCCTATTCTCCAGCATATTCAGTTGTGTCAACATCAACATATATACTATCAATTTTATTATCTTTTCCATTTGGGAATACAAATGTATCTGATAAACTTCTATCTTGATATAGATATCCATCACCTTCTGTATGTTGACCTGGATTAAAATAATAAATACTTGCAATTTTAGGAACTGTTTTAACAGTTAATGGAGAAGCTATTAATACATTAATTTTATGAGAACCTGTTACCGCTGCTACATGGTTGCTTTCATTTGCTGCTACTTTCTTAACTGGTACAAATCCATCTGTAAAATCAAATTTATCATAAAATCTTTCATCATCAATTACTTCTATTAATGTTACACCATCAATATCTGTAATTCTTGTTTCTATACCAATTCCACCTTCTGCAATTTGTGTCATTTCTATTTTTCTTGTGAAGTCTGTAGATTGTTCTAATAAATCCATAATTGTAGAATTTACATATGCAATTAATGCACCTTTTGCTACATATCTTCTTAATTTTCCAGCACTTAACATTGCTTTTAATTTTCCATATACATTTTCTTTTGTATATGAAGACAATGCTGTTGAACTATGATATCCATCTAATTTTTGTGCTTCTGTAGCAACTTTAGAATAGAAGTATGCATCCATTTCTGGTATTTGTTGTGTTTTATGGAATACTTCTGAAATATTTTTAATAGATGCTGTTTCATTTGTTTCATCTACATCTATTTTGTCTACTAAGAATGATATATCTCTATCGTGTGTTAATGTGAAAGGTACATCAGTTTGTGCAAATGTTCCTTTGTTCCATCCACCTAGTCTACTGTGTGATTTATAACCACTTGTACTCATTTGTGTAAAATGAAATGTTTTTGCACTTAACCATTTAACTGCTGTAGTTACGAATGGTGAAGTTAAAGATTCTTGCTCCATAATTTCTAATAGGTCTGGAGACCATACCTCTGCATAATTTAATGCCATAATTAATTACCTCCTAAAATGAATTAAACCTGTTCCATCTTTTTGTGGCTACAGGCTTTTTGTTTTTTTGATTTTCATCAGAGTTACTTTGTGTTGCTCCGAATTTAAATCCTTTTTCTTCTTTTTCTTCTTCCTTTGCTATTTTTAACTCAGGAAATTCAGAAATTACTGCGTTGATTTCATCTTCTAGTTTCTTAGCATCTAATACACCGTTTTCTAGAACTTTTGACATATCAACTAATCTTGCTGCTCTTTCAACTTTCTTAACATCAACACCTACTTTGGCCATAGCAAGTGCTATTTTGTCAGTATAGTCTGCTTGAACAGTCTCTTTTTGTTCTTCTTGTCCTTTGTCTTCTTGCTTTGTTTGAGTATCTTGAACTTGTTTAGAAGTTTCGCCTTGTTCTGCTTTTTCAGCACCTTTGGCATACATTCTTCTGATAAATCCATCTAACTCATCTTGATTTTTGAAAACTATTGAACCGTCATCACCTTTTTGTGCTACTTGTTTTTTAGCTTTCTCACCCTCATTTTTGTTTTCAGTTTTTTGCTCTTTTTGAGCATTATCTGCTGTAGTTTGAGTATCTACATTTTCTTTTTTTTCGTCTTCCATATTGGAACCTCCCCCGTTTAAGGTCCGTCGACCATAATTTTTTGCAATAAAAAAAGAGCCTTTTTAAAGCTCTAATTTTAAAAATGGCACAAGTTAATGGATTTGAACCACTACAAACAGTTTTGGAGACTGTTGTGCTACCATTACACTAAACTTGCATATAAAAAACACCTACATTTCTGTAAGTGCTTGTATATTATTTATCTAAATTATCAATTGCATATTGTGCTTCGCTTTTTGTGAAACCTTCTACTGATGAAATCAATTGATTATATATTGCTTTACTTGACATATTCATACTTGTTTGATATGTCTTTGCCTTTTCTAATGCGTTTTTATTCCAGTCCGCTTCTATATTGTCTATCGCATATTGTGCAGCTTCTTTTGTAAATCCTTCCACCGATGAAGTTAATTGATTGTAGATGCCTTGCTTTGACATATGTAGTGAATTAGAATAAGTTTCTGCTTTTTTTAATGCATTTTTTTCTTCTGCAGTAGGTTCTTTACCTAAAGAATAAACTATATTAATTTTATCTCCTTGATGTACTACTGTATTTGCTGAAATACTTTGACTAACAAAATTTCCTTTTGCAATATCATTTGAATATTCTTCTATTATTTTTCCGTTAATTTTATTAGCATCCATCCATGCTTTTACTTTTTCTTTTGACATAGTACTAAAATCTACTATAGTAACTTCTACTGAATTATCTTTTTGATAATCATTAGTTGAAGTATTAACTGTATTATTGCTTTGTGAAGCACCTATAATTATTCCTATTACTATAATAATTATCCAAAACCACCATTTTTTATAAATTGGTTTCTTTTCATTTTCTGCATGATTTGCCATGACAATTCCTCCTTTTATTTTATTCTAAAAAGAGTATATCATTTTTTTTCGACCTTTGTTGTCGAATTTTGTCGAATAATATAAAATTTTATTTTTTATTAAACCATTCATCAATTTTACCATTTTCAACTGCTTTTGAAAATTCTTCTGCCTCTTTTTTCATTTCTTCTGTTATTTCAATTTTTTCATTTATTGGTATTGGTTTAGGTATCTCATTTATCCATCTAGGATTTTTCATTAAATTTCCCTCCATAATAAATAATATTTACCATCTATTTTCTTTATATTTTCAACAATAAACCTACTATTTCTTGGATATAATATTTCAGATTCGTCTGGATTAAAGTTTCTTAAATCTTTTGCTTTGTTTGATACTGTATATATTACCACATTGGCATTTTCATTATATTTTGATTTGCTTGAAAAGGATAAATATTCATTAAACATTATTGGTTTATTAAGCTTATTCATATGTATAAATTTTTTTAATTCTTTCTTATCTGTTATATCTAAAACTCTAACTATATTCCCATTATAATTTTTACATTTATCTAATGCTTTATCTAAATTATTAACTATATTTTGTTGAATATTATCTAGTTTAAGATTATTTCTTAATAGTTCATTTATTTTATAACTTTCTGAACTGATGTATTGGTTTATTGCATATTGTTCATCATTTGATAAACCTATTTTACTACTTTCTATTTGATTTTGCAATTCATTAGCCTTATTTTGATAATTTAATACATTTTCAGGTAATAAACTACCTGCTACTAATCTTTGATACTGTTTCTGCCTTTGTTGCAAATATTGAGTATATTTATCTTCTTCATTATGATTTTGTTTTGCTTTTATTACTTCTTCTGGTTCATCATTTATTCCTTCGTAATATGTACTAACTCCATGATGGCATCTAGGATGAAATAAGCCTCCTGATATTGCTGTACTTAACAATGGGTATTTTCCATCTTTTTCTGTTCCTCCTGACCATACATCATCTATATATACTCTTCCCTCCCATGGTGTACACTTGTCACAGGCACCGCCATGTTTTGATACATATACTAATGAGTTGCCTAATTTTTTACGCATTTCACCTTCGCCCATTAGATTAGCTCTTTTGTTTGCCGTTCTAATAGCCATATCACAGTAATCAGCAATATTATGCCTTGAACCATTACTATATTCAATGCAATTA